CAACGATATGATGAATATAGTTCAAACAGCTATCGGTGGTGCAGGAACAATAGGAATCATTGGTGGAAATATGGTTGTAACAAGTGCAACAACTGGCTTAACATCCACCGTTGCTATTACAGATCCAGGCTCTGGTTCAAATTCAGCCTTCTTTTCAAATATGATAGGATTTAGTGCATTTGATCCCGCTGTTGTTGGAACTCCATCACCTTTTAAACAAACAATTTCTCAAACTGAATTTGTTTCATTATCTAATGAAGCACTTGTTGATGTGTTTGATAGTTATTCATTTTCTGCTTCAGAAGTTACATTTAAAGGAGATCACACAACAACTCCTTTGGGTGTATTTGCAAATGGGTTTACACAACCTGCAACTGGAACATTTTTAGGATTATTAGGTGACTCTCTTCTTTGGGTTTCACTTATGCTTGGTTCAACAGTTGCTGATGAATGGAATCCTACAGAGGCTGGTCAATCAATTCAAGATGCTGCTGATCAGTATCAATTTACAAATGAATTTTTTAATTTAACAAGTCTCGGCGCAAATGATGCAGCAAGACGCGTTGCAATTGCGGGTGCCTTCCAGTCATCTATTAATAGCAATACCGACCTGCGTTCAGAAAATTTTGAATATAATTTAATTTTGTGTCCTGGATATCCAGAAGTTGTTGATGAATTATTAGCTTTAGGTTCTGACATTGATGGTGAGGCGCTTGTTGTAGCTGATACTCCAATGGATTTAAGTGCTGATGGAATCACAAATCCAGCAACAGGGTGGGCGGCATCGACTTCACGTCAAAATAATATAACATCATCGATGGCAAACGTTGCTTACTATTATCCTTCAGCTTTAGCTTCTAACATTGATGGAAAAAATGTAACAGTTGCTGCATCAGGTGTTGCACTTCGAACAATGGCAGCTAGTGATGATGCTTCTTTTGTGTGGTTTGCTCCAGCTGGTTTACGTCGTGGTGTAATTTCAGGAATTTCTAATCTTGGTTATGTTTCAGGAACATTGGGAACACCAACAACTTTCGTTGAGTTAGCATTAAATCAAGGCCAACGAGATGCATTATATCAAGATACAGCATCAGGACGAATTAATCCATTGGTATTTTTTCCAGGACAAGGATTTGTTGTTTGGGGACAAAAAACTTCTTCACCACAACCAAGTGCATTAGATCGTGTAAATGTTTCACGAATGATGTCTTTAATTAAACGTTCCTTACGCAAAAATACTTTAAGTTTTGTGTTTGAGCCTAACGATCAATTAACACGGGATAGTTTGAAAGCCGTTGTTGATAGTTTTCTTGGTGACTTAGTAGTTAAGCGAGGTGTTTTTGATTTCGCAACTGTTTCTGATGAATCTAACAACACACCTGATCGTATAGATAGAAATGAATTATATATAGATGTGGCAATTAAACCAACCAAAGCAGCTGAATTCATTTTTATTCCAATTCGTGTTGTTACTACTGGTGCTTCAATTTAAAATTAGTAGTTCACAATAACTTTAATAACCTTCAAAAATATCCTCAAATGAGGATATTTTTGGTTTTAAAAATATATAAATGTTGTTCTTTGTAATGAAGAAGATAATAACATGTGTATATTTCATAAATACCTCCAAATCAAGGAGTAAAAGTTTGTGGCTACAGATCTTCGAAAATTATTAATCGATGAAAAAAATTGTTTAAAACGCAAGCAAGATAATGTAAATGAAGCATCTTCACGAAAAGGTTTTTTCAATTCCGTTAAAAAGATTGGTAATATAGAAGCATTAAATGATATTGGTGCTGGAAATATTGGAAAGGGATTACGAACATTAGCATCGATATCTGATTCTATACGAACGGGTGATGGAGCAATTCCTTCTGTGTTTGGTTCTGCAGCTAGTTCATTAGATAAAAGTAATGCTGTTTTTAACGAATTGAATATTGATCCCAAAAGTTTAAATTTGGCTCAACGTTTTAGTCCTGATGTAGCAAACCGAGCGTTCGCTCAAGCTAAAAACGTTGGTGACTTAGTATCTCAAGGTAATCTTAAATTTGACGACATCCCGAGTGTAATTCAAGAATTCACTGAAGCTGATCAGTTAATTAGAAACATTTTAACAGATGGTCCAGATGATACAACACCAAAATCCTTTCAGCGTTGTATCTCACCTTATGCCATAGATCTCGTACGTTATGCTCCAAAATATAAATTTCTTTTTATATTAGATGTTTGTTTTTCGGCTCCGTATACTAATATGAAAAATGGAGAATTTGCTTTTGTTATTAAAAATAGCACTCGTCCAAATGTTAGTTTTGAATACGATGAAGTTAATATGTATAATTTTAAAACAAAAGTTATTAAAAGATCTATATATGATGCAATGAACATGCGTTTTTATGATGATAATAGAAACAATGCAATGAATTTTTATGTAGCATATTTGAGAGCAATAAGTCCTATTACTAATATGCAATTTCAACAAGGAACAAATCAAACAGATATTTTAGAAGAGTCAGGAATGGATTTCTCTAATTTTTCTAGTGGAACAGCATTTACAACAGAATCACCAATCAAAACTTCCGTAAATTCTTCTTCGATTGGGGCTCTTCAAGGAAATGCAAAAAATGTAATTTCATCTATTAAGCTTCATCATATTTACGATTATGGAAATAAATTTAACACATATGAATTTTTTAATCCAAGAGTTATACGATTAGAATTGGATGAACTTGATATGGTTGACAATGGAAACGGAAATGAAGTTTCTTTTCAGTTTGAATATGACGCAATGCATATAATTCCAAGCCGAGATGTTAAAGATCAAATAAACCAACATTTGATTACAAATACATCTGGTGCTAATGTTGGAGCCTTGTATCCAATTCGACCAACTTTTAGTGGTCCTTCTGTTGGAAATATTACATCTACAGAATTTTCAGCAGGTTCAAATGGAGCTACAATTGCAAACTCTAATGAAAGAACTCCTCCAGGAGATAAACAGGAAGAGTCTGTCATAAGCAACGCTTTTAGTGATAGAAGTTTTAACGGATCATCACTTTCTTAAATTATGAATACTAAATGGGTCCAGGGATTTTTTAAACCTAAACATCCTGAAAAATATAAAGGGAATATTAATAAAATAGTATTTCGGTCTTCTTGGGAATTAAAATTCAATCAATTTCTTGATCAAAATCCAAATATTCTTGAATGGTCTTCTGAACCATTTGGAATACCATACTATAAACCAACAACTCATAAGATTCACAAATATTATCCTGATTATTGGATTAAATATCGTGATCGTAATGGAAATGTTATTAAGAAGTTGTTGAAGTTAAGCCTCTGGCTCAAACCCGTCCTCCAAAAAAAGGAAAAGGAAGACGCAAAAAAACTGTTATGTATGAACAAATTACTTACGCTACAAATTTAGCAAAATGGCAAGCATGTCAGGCATTTTGTGATAAACACAACATCAAATTTCGTGTAGTTACAGAGGCAAACTTATTTAATTATTAATTTTAATATGAATTAATTAATAATTAAAGGAGAAGTATTTTTGACGACCAACTGATTGATTTGAATAAATATTAATATGTCTGATAAAATTGAAAAAAAAATTAATCATCCAATGGAACAAATCTTCAATATTGAAGAAGGGACAACTATTGTAACGCGTTCAGAGAAACAAGGAGATTTGGTTGAAGTAAAAAATTATGATGATAAAGATGCAGAAATAGAAAAACAATTTCAAGAAGTTTATGATGCAGCTATGTCAGCTTTTGAAAATCAAGAAGATACAATAGATATTGCAATACCTAAACTTAAAGCTAGAGCTGGTGAAATTGCTGTTCAATTTTTAAATACAGCACTGAGTGCTGCCAAAGAAAAAGCAACTCTAAAATCTCATAAAGATAAATTATCAATTGAAGAAAATAAAGAAGGGAATGTTACTAACAATAATCTTATTGTGAATAGAAATGATTTGTTAAAAATGTTAAACGATCATGAAGAAGAAAAAATTAAAAATATAACCGATTCTGCAGATGAGAAAGAAGTTATAAATGGAGAAATAATAAATGTTACTTGAAGAATTACAAATGCGTGTGAATAAAGGTGCTGCAGCTCAACAACACATTGAAAATGATCTCAGTCGTATGTTTGGAAAAAAATATAAATTTATTTCAACAGCCCCTCCGCCTAGTAAGAATCCTGATCTTGTAGTTAATATTGATAATAAACAAATTCAATTTGAAATTAAAAGTCGTAAAAATAAAACATCGGCAATTAAACTTTATGAAAGATCTATAGGTCGTAATGATAGTGATCGTGTTTTAGATGCTCTGGCAAGATTTGTTACTAAAGGAAAATCAAAAACTTTTACAGAACTTGTTGATTCACTTAAAAGTAAAAATGGAAAGAAATTTGGATTTCCAGGTGATGAGGGTGTTGCTAAATCGGGAAGTGTTTATTTTGAATCTTTAGACAGAGATGTGTTATCTAATATACGTAGATATATAATTCAGTCTCTTCGTGAAAAAGGCGATCAATATTTTGTTGTTTTTAACAGTGATGATCAAACGTTAAATTATTATCACACAGGAACCGGATCTAATCCTTTACAATCCGGCCGCATTCCAAATTTTAAAAAATTAATAGTTGATACATACGGTGGCGCATATAAAGGCAAAATGCGAGCTGGAATCAAGGTTGTGTTATAGAGGTAACCCTATTTTAATGCTATATAAATACACATATGGCAAGAAAGAAAAAATCTAACATAAAACCTGCAAACGAAGAAACTTCCTATACGGTTGACCAAGTATCAGAACTCAAGAAATGTGCTAGAGATCCAATATATTTTATTAAAAAGTATGTGATGATTCAACATCCTGTAAAGGGTGCCATTAAATTTGATCTTTTTCCTTATCAAGAAAAAATGATAAGAGCATATCAAGAAAACAAATATGTTGTTGTTTTATCAGCAAGGCAAACAGGTAAGAGTACTACCTCCGCAGCCTATCTTCTTTGGTTTGCAATGTTTCATTTTGATAAAACAATCCTTATAGCTTCTAATAAAAATGATAACGCAATGGAAATGATACAACGAATGCGTTATGCATATGAAAATCTTCCAAATTGGATTAAACCTGGAGTTCTTGAAGATGGATGGAATAAACACAATATTGGATTTGATAATGGCTCTCGAGTTACTTCAACAGCCACATAGAAGATTCCGGTCGTGGTTTTTCAATTTCATTATTGTTTCTTGATGAATTTGCATTTGTAAAAGCAGGAATTCAAGAGGAGTTTTGGACAGCTATTGCTCCAACACTTTCTACTGGTGGTAGTTGTATTATGACATCAACACCAAATGGCGATATGAACATATATGCTCAGATTTGGCGTGGAGCAAATATTCCTAGCCCAATTAATTCAAAACTTGGCATTAACGATTTTTTCCCTATTCGTGTTCATTGGGATGAGCCACCTGATAGAGGCGAAGAATTTAAGAAAGTTCAGATTGCTAAACTGGGAGAGAGAAAGTGGATGCAAGAGTATGAATGTGAATTTTTATCTTCTGATAAACTACTTATAGATTCATTATTTTTAGCTAACGTCACTTCTGAAATTGAAAAAATATTACCAAAATATATTATTAAGAATGTGGTATTTTGGGAAGATATTATTGAGGGAGGAACATATTTAATAGGTGTAGATCCATCAACAGGTTCTGGAGAGGATTATAGCGTTATTACTATTTTTGAATTCCCAACAATGAAACAAGTTGGTGAATTTAGATCAAATACAATGTCAACAACAGTTGTATATTCTATTTTAAAAAATATTATTAAATATATTGAAAAGAAAAATACTACAATATATTTTTCTGTTGAAAATAATGGTGTTGGTGAGGGTGTCATATCATTATATGAAGCTGATGAACATCCACCTCTTAATTCTGAATTTGTATCTGAAGAAGGTAAAAAACGAAGAGGGATGACAACAACTCGTAAGACAAAAATGAAAGCATGTGTTAATATGAAAGAAATGATTGAAAAGAATAATTTGATAATTCAATCTAGGGTATTGCTTGCAGAATTAAAATCATATGTACGTTATGGTGGATCTTATCGAGCACAGTTAGGAAGTACAGATGATTGTATATCAGCCGTTTTGATAGTAATTAGATTAATTGAAGAGATATCTTCATTTGATCAAAAAGCCTATGATAAATTATATAGCGTTGAAAACAACGAATGGAATGAAGATGATATTACAGAGTATGACGCAAATAGCGATGATGCCCCTGTTCCTGGAATTTTTTAAGTTTTTGTTATATAATTAAATATCCTGATTGACTATAACCTTTTGATTTTTCAAATATAATTGTTGTTGATTTCTTGAGTCCATTTCTATATAATACCCCTATCAAATGCAGATAGAGAGTATCGTAATGAACAATTCAACTGAAACTGAAAATGAAATCTTCGAAATTCCAGAATGGAATATGGATCGCTTAAATAAAGCGATATCAAAAATGAACAAGCGGGCCGAGAAGTTTGATCTTCCACCTATCGACATTTTACATCATGGAAAAAAGTTGATTGTTGATACTAGATATGTTCAAAAGTCTGACAAAATCACAAAGGATATTCCTTATGAACAACTTCCCAAAATTGTTGTTTGTTGTGTATCACTTTCTATCGAAACAATTTCTCTTTCGGGATATGAGTTTTTAGGAACTTTAGATCACATAACTCTACCTGGAAAGGTTGTTGTAAATACAGTTCCTGGTAAAACTATTCCACCATCTTATTTTCACAAAGATGCCATTTGTGATCATTGTGGGAAAATTCGTCGTAGAAATCAAACCTTTGTTTTGAAGAACTCAAGTGGACATCATGTTCAAGTCGGTCGCCAATGTCTTAAAGATTTTCTTGATGTTGATCCATCTGCAATAGTTCGCATGCTTACTGTTATATTTAAGTTTGTTCAATCTCTTACAGATGATGACGATTGGTTTGAAGGTGGTTATGGATATGGTGTCTGTCGTGATTGGTGTTTCCCGCACGAAGAAGTATTAAAAATGACAGCTGTTGTTATTCGTACGTACGGTTGGGTTCCACGAAGTGCCTCTGAAGATCGCGAAGCAACAGCTGATATCGTTCAGTTTGCGTTACTTCCTCCTCAAGACTCTCAATCCCAAAAACGTAAGAAGAGAATGATGGCTGAATTGAAGTGGGATGAAAAAGCGGACGAACGTGATGCGAGTGAGTCTGCAGAATGGTTAAAGAAGCAAGAACCGACAAATGAGTATATCAATAACCTTCAACAAATTTCTGATGCAGAGTCAGTCCCGCTGCGAATGTTTGGATATTGGTGTTCGTTGGTTGCTACTTATCAGCGTTCATGTGAACGCTTGCGTATGAATATGGCGCAACAAAAAACTAATGCTTGGGTTGGTAATGTAAAGGACAAAATTCAGCTAGATGTAAAAGTTATGGGGATTCGTTACATTGATGGTCCATATGGTGTTGTACGGTTATTTAAAATGTTGGATAATAATGGGCACACAGTTAACTGGTTTGCTAGTTGTGACCCCGATATGAAAGAGGACTCCTCATATACAATTATTGGAACTGTAAAAAAACATGATGAATATAATGATTGGAAACAAACTATTCTCACACGCGTAAAAGTGCTAAAGGAAATAGAAAACGAATCTGAATAATGCATGAAAGGAATAACTATGATTTATGATTTAATTTATTTGTATAACAATGTATTTAAACAGACCAAGCTGTATCAAGATATGGAGCAGATGGTTGAAGATTCACCGTGGCACAGAGAAAAATCTGTAGCTATCCATACAGATATGGTTTTTCAAAATTATTTAATGTTACATAATCCTAGCGAATTTGAAAAGGTAATTGGTGGATTCGCCGCCATTTTTCATGATGTAGGGAAGCCTCATTCAGTTCAATATAAGCATAGCGAAGCGCGTGGCGATTATAAGTCGTTTGGTGGACATGAACTGGTCAGTGCCCGATTATGGGAAAACTGGGCTGTGGAGAATTGGAAAATGTTGGCTCGCGATTTTCTATTTACTCCTCGTGACATTTACCGAGTTGGGTGGATCATTGAAAAACATTTGCCGTGGGCAATTAAAAAGGAGGATAAACTTCATAACCTGGCGCTGACTGGATTTGAATTGTTTAGTGACAGTGGACCTATTTCATATACAAATATGATATTAGCAGATACATACGGTCGTATCAGTGATGATTACGTTGACAAGAGGTTGAAGGCTCATGCATGGGTTGATATGTATGATCGCCGTGTACAGAAAGTAATCGGAGCTGAGACATTTAGACGCTTCCGTGATTTTGAAGCCACTCTATATGTATTAATTGGTGCTTCTGGATCTGGCAAGTCTACCTTCGCGGCAGAACTTTTACGAAAAACTAATACATTTTCTCTTGATGCATTGAGGCTGGAATGGTATGTTCCAGACAATCTTGCCTCAGCCGAAGATCCATATGCTTATGCCTTTAAAAAAGCATGCGATGACAAGATGTTTAGGTCCAGAGCAAACCATCGTTACATTGAGATGTTGCGAGAAAAAAACGATCTGATCGTGGATAATGTTAATACTTCAGCTAAACGGCGCCGATGGTATATTAATGAAGCAAGGAATCGTGGATACAAGATTGTTGGTGTGATTTTTCCTATTACACTTCAGGAAGTGCAGCTCCGACAGAAAACTCGAAATGATAAGACTGTTCCCATTGAAGCAGTTGGACGGCAATACAATTCATTACAGACACCACAGTACGGCGAATTTGATGATATCAAAGTAATAGATATCAATCTTCCAAATGTATAAATAATTGTATGGAAAATAAAAGTTTATTTATACGTGGTGCAAGGATTATACAACAGTTAGACGAAACTACATATGCTCAATTGCAAAGAGATACAAATAATTTTGTCCCTCCAACCACAAAACGACAACATGCTACTGGACCTATTCATATTGTTAAAATGGAATTGGTTCCCTATGTCAATACAACAGATTTGATGGCTAAAGCAATAGCTAATAGTGTTGAAAGCAAAACACAATATCATCCTCAAATATTGTTTTTAAGCGCAACTTATGAAGATTCAGATCAACCAGACAACGTATCTTTTGTAGGAACTGATAATCAAGAACATTATGTTGAACCAATACAATTAGCAAGAAGCAATGTTAAAGTTCGTTGTGATTGCCTTGA